TTATTGATAAATTCTGCGTTATATCTTCTTACTTCCTTTTCAAGTATGCCTTTTGGATAGACACGTCCATTTCTATTTTGTAATTCAGATTGTAAAAAGATACCTCTAATTTTATAGTCTTTTTTGCCGTTGGTTTCTTCAACCAAGTATTCTGCGTTTTGAATTTCTTCCGATATTAGTTTCATTTCTTATCTCTCTTGTACTATTTATACAATTTTTTATCTAAACTCGACTAAAATTGTGTAATTATCGTTTACTGTAAACCCTCTTGTAGATAACAATACATCACCTGTAGGTGTTGTTGCATTGTTAGTAATTTCATTACCAGCAGTACGTAAATCCCAATATCCTGTACCTGATAATACAACAGCAGTTGCGTTTGTAGCACCTGCCCATACTAATTCTACTGCTGATTTGCCATCAACTGTGTTTACAGACCACCAAATCTTTGCAATTTTTCTGTTACCGTCTTCAGTCATAAACGTTGTACCTGAAGCGTCAACTTTAGTTACTAAAGATTCACCAGAACCATCTGAAATATTTGTAAGTTTAACTACATATTTTACACCAGATGTATCTGAAAGTACCTGTGATGTTACTGTATCTGCCATTTTTTATAATCCCCATTTGGTTGTTAAGTATGATTCAACACTTGTCATTTCTGCACCTGATAATGATTTGTTGAACATTAAAAATTCTGCCACGTCACCATTTAAAAATTCGGCACTATCATCACAACCTAAAAAGATTGTACCGTTACTTGCACTAGTTGTAGCACCGACTGTACCTGTAAATGCTAAAGTTTTAGCTGAACCATCTAATCTATAAACTAGTCTAGCAGCATTTCCAGATTGTGTACCATCAAATTTTAAAGTATGAATATGAAAACTTGTATCAGCTGCTGTGCTACTATCAGCACTTGCACCTGCCATTGTTACTTTATAATTTGTGTCAATAAAAATTCCCATATCGTCTTGGTCACTTGTAGTTAATGTTTGTGTACCAGATGTATTAGAAAATTTAGATACAGCAATTACGGTCATACCACTTAAACTTTGTGCCCAAGCAACAGGATTAATACTTAAACAATCTGTTGTTCCGTCAAATCTTACAACTGATTTACTATTTAAAATATTTGTTTTAAATGTAGGTCTTGTTGTTGCACCTCCAGTTGAATTAGCGTTGTGGGCAAAATTTGATTTATCAGTCCATTGTGTAAATGTATCTCCGTCTGATGGTCCACTTGGTACAAATTGTGATCCATCTGCACCGTCAAACCAACTTTGTAGAGTTGTATCTGCGTCTGATACTGAATCTGCAATTGTGCCTATACTACCACCTGAAGAAAACACATTATCATAAAAACCTTTGTAAAGTTCTCCACGTTCAACATTATCTGCTGTTGTTCTACATCTTATATAACATTCTAATGTTTCACTAGTCCCAGGTCTTACCCAACTTCTTATACCATTTGAAATAGTAACATTTGCGCCATCAGCTGAATCAGGATATGTGTGTGTTACTACAGCAGTATTTTCGTATTCCCATATGCCATTTGAACCTGGTACCTCAACCCACGCCATTTATTTTTCTCCTAATTGCTCTATCAATTCGTTATCAAAATATTTTTCAATATCGTCCTTATCAACATTATGAAACTCACATACTTTTTTAATTGCATTTTCAAAATTAAAAATTAAGTTGCCTTGATTTTCAATTAACTTCATAATGTCTGTTACCGCCTCTTTCATAACAGGCGATAAACTTTTGTATGATTTACTATTGAACGTCTGGTTGCTCTGCACTAACTGGCTCAGCTTCATTTGGTACCTCTTGTGCTGGTTCTTGTTCTACTGCATTTGCACCTGTTGGTTCAACTTGTCCATCTTGTGTAAATGTTCCTGTACCTGCAATATCAGGTTTAGGATCACTATGAGGTTCTGCCTTAAACATTGTGCCAGCAACTTCTTGTCTTTTAGTATCTAAAGTATCGCCGACTTTACTTCTTAATGCGTCTTTAAAAGCATCCCCAGCACCAACCATATCGTTTTGTGCTAACTTGTCTATAAAACTTTTTACTTCTTCACTCATTTTTTACTCCTTATAATAACTCATCATCACTATTTGTAACTTGCGTTTCTGGTGATGATATAATACCGCCATCAATTTCTTTTTTGATTTCAGCATCCATTTGTTTAATTTCAGTTTCAGTTTGTTTCAATATGTGTTTTCTTACATAGTTAACTGAATAATACTTACCAATATAATCTCTAACTTCTCTTGCTAAGTTTAATCTTTCTCTCATCATTTCTGAATTTTTAAGTTCAGCAAAATGACCATCTTGTAAGAAGTCATAAAATATAGCATCTCTAATTGCAGGCCATTCTGTTTCTGCAATTATGCCTTTGATTATTAATTGGGTTCTTAATAAATCGTTAAACAGTTCAGTAAATTTTTTTCTTAATCTACCAACAAATTTAGTAAACTTCAATTCATCTCTAGTTATTTCACTTGATCTACCTAAATTAAATCCTTGTGAAGCCTCTAAACGACTTACAGGAACGTTTAATGATCTATATAATTTTGCTCTAAAATATTCAATATCAGAAATCTCACCAAGATTTGCACCGCCTGGTAAAGTTGTAATATCAGTACCTCTGCCACCTTCTCTACTTGGTAACCAAAAGTCTTCTAACATTGACATATAGTTTCTGTCATCTCTTACTTCACCTGTAGCAGCGTCATAGACAAGTTTGTTTCTGTATCTTGCCATAACATCTCTTAAATATTGTTCAGCCTTAACTTTAGGTAAATTACCTACGTCAATCTTAAATATTCTTCTTTCAGGTGCTCTTGCAATTCTGTAAATCACAGCAGAGTCTTCAATCATTCTCAACTGATTAACAGGTTTGATTGCCTTATGTAAGTATGATAAAACTATATTTTTATTTTGATCAATAACACCTGATGGACAAAATGCAATTGTGTCAGGTGCAATTTTAATACCTTGAATTGCAGCTGCACCTTGTATACCTCTTTCATTGTAAACAAAGTATTCAACTGTTTCATCAGCAATATTAATGTTAGTTGGAGAAACTAATCCTTCAGGTCTTCTCTTTCTAACTTCTCTTATCTTTTTAATCTTTCTAGGATCGAGGTATTTTAATTCTGTAATACCATTTTTTGGGTTTTCAGCATCAATAATCTTTTGAAAAAAGATTCTTCCATCAACATACCATCTTCTAAAAAGGTCGTGTCCTCTAGTGTTAAACTGCATTAGTCTTAACACTTCGGTAAATTCTTCTTCTATTCTTCTTTTTACATTACTACTATATTTTAGTGAGTCTGTAATTACTTTAACTGATTGTTTGTTTTCGTTTGAAGTTATTGCCTCATTGACAATATCCTCGATTGCCATATCACATTCTGGATGTAGTGATATTTCTCTATATCTTCTTATTAGATCCTGCTCAGTCTTGGCAGTGCCCTCCATATCGAGGTAACTGCCAAAGAAACCACCAGCGGCAACGACTTGTGTGCCGTCATCCGCTTGTGGTTGACTGAATTGCTGTTTTGGATCTGTTTGAGGTTTTACCCTTGTTATATTAAATCCAAATAACTCTGCCATAATTTAATTCTCCTATTAAACTACTTATATAAGTTTTAAGTAGTCGTATTTGTTTCAAAATATTGATATTGAAATGTAGTTGTAAAACTTTCAATTTCATCATTTGTTGCATAATTTAAATCAATTGATGAAACTTCATTAGGATATGCACCTCTTAAAGTATATGATTTAAGCGTATTACCGTTTCTGTCCAGTTGATCAACAAAAATATCAACTTGATAATCTACAGGATTTGAAAGTCCTTCGTTATCAGTCATATTGTTGATACCATTCTGCCATCTTTCAAAAGCATTTCTTAACTTAAAGTCTGTGTCGTTAAGAACAGTAACAGACCAATCTCCGAAAGTTCTGTCACCTGCGACTTTGATTTGTCTACCTCTAAACGGTATGTTTATATTACCGATAGTCATAGCAGGTATTGTTGTACTTGTACATAGAAACGCTAGGTCTTCTATTTCTCCGCCAACTTGTGCGTAACCAGGAAAAGGCATAGTCACCTTAAACTGATTGGG